GGGTAGGGCAGCCTCTTTCATGTAGAAAAAGGTCAGGAATGGATTCGAAGTACTGTTACTAGCGTGATAATGCGACCACTCGGTCATCGAGACGGTGTTGTACTTAACACTCATGACCGCGTTGTAAGCGTCATTGGTGACTCCTACAACCAGTAGCCGATTCGAACCGCTTCCAATCGAGTGGTTCCAGGTCAGTGGAGATCCACCTGCCTTTTTATTACCAGCAGCATTGTCGTAGGAAACGGTCATCTACTTAACCCTCAGCGTCCAAGTCTTCGTCACTTTACCAAGCGTACCGCTTGGGGCGCTGTAACCAGCAGTTTCAACCAGGGCAAAGGGACGGTCCATTCGGAAACCCCGCTCAGCCCGTAATCCCGTCGAACTCTCATCGTATGACTGCCTACCGGCAAACCCACCAGATCCATCAGCACGTGGCACTGAGTCGTTGTACCTCCTGGATCGGTCAGATAAACTGCATTGTTCTTGATCCATCCCAGTTGGACAGGTATCCCTGACGTGACCGTCCCATCTAGATCAAAATCGTAGGTAACTGTGGCATCAGCGATGGCATCGCACACCGCATGGGGCGCCGCAAGTGCGCTGGAATTCCAACAGCAAAGCAACACAATCACCCATAGAATCACCAAAGGCCAAATGAGTTGATGAATTCGTTTCATGATAAACCCCCCGGGTGTTTCGGAGAAGCGCAGGTTAGCAGGGTCCACCGGGAACGCCTTGCTGAAGATCAGCTGCATGAGGGCACTCCACCCCCAGATGTTCCCCGCCCTGACTCCGCAAGTGTGACTCCCGCTGGCCAGCGTGCTCCCATCATACTTGAGCGAGCCATCTGCCTGCGGCACCACCGCCGGGGCCACCACGACCCCGTCCACCGTCACCTCGTACTTCGTCACGTTCGCCGCCGCATTTGTCACCAGATAAACTGCCATGTCATTTCCCTCCTATCCCTTCTGAATCTCCACCCTGTCGATGCCCCTGACCCTCTCCACCGATCCGCCGCTCGGAACAGCTAGCACCGGCGGCACCTTGCTCGCCAGGTTCAGAACGGGTGCCCGATCGCGCTTGAAGTAGTTCCAAAAGCGCTCCTTGCCCTGGTGCTCGTGCTGGATCACGTCCACAAGCTCCCAACCATCAGCACCAAACTCATTGGTAAGCTGATTGGCGCTAAGCGGGCCGTCCGATATTGCAACCCTGTATTCGTACCTCATTGCAAGCACCTCCTCCTATGGCTCAACCACTGCCCAGCCGGAGGCGTAGATACCCCACACGTTGGCCGTGGAAACAATTACACTGAAAATCACCCGATCCCCGGACAGCAAATACAGCGTCTGCGAGGGCTGCCAGAAGTAGTTGCTAAGCCCCAGCATGGCCTGGCTGAAGAATGTCACGTTGTAGGCCGCACCCAGGATGGATGAGAGCCTGCAAACACAAGCGACGACGGAGGCCATGGAGGTGGATAGAACAATCCGCACATCCTCCAGCGTGAACGCCTTATTCAGCGCCATGGCCTCCACGACGGTGCTCGCACCCCCCGGCCCGGTGGCGTAAAAGTAGAATCTGTGATTCCTGCCCGGCAAGTCGAAAGCATTTGTTCCCATGTCTCAATCCCCTTTCAGCCGTGGAGCGGGAGTTTGCAGCCCCGCGCGTCCGGCCTCGTCTTTTCGTACCCTATCATGCGCCCGCCCTCCCACACCTCAATCAGTTCGCCCCGGTCCTTGTCACCACTGCCCCCGGTGGCCCTGATCCTGCCCCTGTGCATCGGGCGAAACTGCCTCCGCTCGTCATCCCACAATTCATCCCTGTCTTCCTCAACCACTCACGCCCCTCCTCGCTCGCCCCGCCGCCGCTGGCCTCCCGGAGCGCTCATAGCGCACCAGCCGCTCCCCGTCATAAACGGGGACCAGCCCTAGCATTGCCAGCGCCGCCGCGTCCCGCAGCTCGCGCTCGTAGCCTATGAAGCGCCCCCGGTCGTACACCGGGACCGTGCCCTCCGGGGCAGCATCCGTCTTCCTGGCGGGCTGCGCCCCATCGCCCCGCTTACCAACGCCGCCCTCTATCACCCTGATGCGCCCCTGCGCCCTGTCGATCCCGGCCAGGTAGTTGTACGCGCCGCTGGTGGCGTCCGCGTGGTCCCAGCCCGCGTCGGGCAGCCCCTCCAGCGCATCGAGGTAGCGGCTGTTCCACGCGCCGCGCACCAGGTACACATTACCCGCCTCCGCCTGGTTGGCAAAGGGAACAAAGCGCACGGGCTTGGCGCCGCTTGCGCGCTCACCCTTGTAGTCGTACATGGGGAGCACCTTCGTGCGGTAGTTCACCGTGTTGGCCTTGCCACTGGCGCCGGGCTCCTCCTCCATCCTGATCGGGTGACGCCCCACCTCGCTCGCGTCCAGGTCGGCGCGCTGCCTGATGACGCGCTCCGCCTGCCCGCTCTGCTCTTGGAAGTCCTCCACGTGTTCTATATAGACAATGCCCTGGTCGGTGCGGCTCATCCTCACGCCGACCGTCCAGCAGGGGTCCGCGTTCTTGGCGCTGGGCTCGGTGGCGGCCATGTCCCAATAACGCACGCGCCGCGCGTCCTGCGGGAAGGCGTCCACGATCTCGAACCAGGATCGGTCCACCATCCGCCCGGCCACCTTCACCTCCCAATCGCCCTTCTCCAGCTGCCGCCGCGTCACGTAGTCGAGCTGGCTCATGGAGCGCTTGTACTCCTCGACGTCCAGATAGGGATTGTCATTCATGGAGGCGGGCATAAAGGCCCGCTGCACGACACGCCGCTCCTGGGTGTCGGGGTCCGTTTCCTGAGCGTCCCAAACCACGGGTCGCACGTCCGCCGGGAGGTCGGCCACGTTGAGCGACAGCTCCGGGTCCAGCGACAGGCGCGCCCGTATCACGGCCTTCGCGGGCTCCACGTAGCGCTCCTTCACCCACTTGCCCCTGACGAGCTGCTCCCTGGCGGGCGGGTTGCTGGCGCACCGAAAGCGCAGCGGCACACGGTCCGCGTACTTGAGCAAGCGCCTCAGCCGCGAGAACATGTATAAGGCCTGGTGCTGCCGAATCTGAACAGCCTCATCTATGCCGACAAATTGATATGCTTTTGATTGGTAGTTGAAATGGTCCTTGGGGCTGTCCAGATAGCCGAAGTCGAGCCGTGCCCCGCTGGGGAACAGCCACGTCTTCCCGTCGTCCTTGGGGCGGGCGTCCGTCCCGCTCAGCCACTCGCGCGCCCGCTCGATCAGGCCCTCCGCGCCACTCAGGTTGGTGTAGCTATCCCTGAGCAGCAGGGCGCCGTACCCGGGCACATCCACGTACTGAAGCGCCGCCATCAGTAGCGCGTCGCTCTTCATGCCGCCCGCCGCCCCGCCGTAGAAGGCGTCCAGGCAGGTCAGCGCCAGGAAGAGCGCTTGTGGATATTCTGGAGTGTGAGGAATGTATTTGGTGGGGAGCGGGACGCCGCTGCGGCGCAGGTACTCCAGCATGGCCTCCCGCTTTAATAGCGGTATGTTAGTGGAGAGTGTCTCTAATGGGCTCAGCTGCAATGGGCTTGCCCTCCGCTGTCCTCGCCCCCGACAGCACGGTGATGAGTTGCTTCAGCACCTCGTCGCTCACGCCCTCCAGCTTCAGCACGTGCTCGACCCGCCCGCTCTGTACCGTCTCCGTCTTGATCTCCTCCCGGGCCTCGACCCGCGCGGAGCGGTAGCCGAACTTGTTCACCATCATCAGAGCGTAGGGTCCGGTGTTGAACTTCTCCATGTTGCTCATGGTCAGGTTCTGCTTACCCTGCTTCTCCCACCAGCCCCTGCTCAGCTCCTCACCTATTTTTAAGGCGTAATTAAACTCAGGGTACTTGCGCTCGTACTCCAGGAACGCCGGGTAGCTCTTCAGGCCGTACTTCAGGCACAGCTCCCTCAGCACCATGTGCCGCGTGTACCCGTCCGCCATCCACTCCACCACCTCGTCGCACATGGAGGGGTCGTACTTCGTGGGCCGCCCGCCCATGCCCTTCCTGCTGACGCTGTACCTGCCGCTCGGGGACCTGTACCCATTACCCCCGTTCAGCATCTCGTCCGGGAACTCTATCCGCTCGTTCTTCTTCTTGCCGTTGCTGCCGCTCACGCCGCCATCTCGCTTCCCCCTGTTGTTGTGTCATGTGTCGGGTTGATCTGTTCAAGCTATGCCCATATTCTATAATGCCCATGTGCGAAAATAAATCTTTTTCTGTTTGGCGCGCCCGTTCCGCACCGCTTTCCTGAATGATAGCAAGCTGTTAAGTCATATTTCGTTTTCTTTGGTTTCTTTATTTTCTTGGGTTTCTAAGTTTTGAGGGCCGCTTTTTTAGCGTGTTCCGCCCCTTTAGGGTATAATAGAAATAGTGAGAGACAGGGTTCCACGTATGAACACTGGCGCGCGCCGGTGGCTGGATCTATCTCGTGCGGGTTGTTGTTCTCCTTTCTGCCCGCGAGCGTGGTCACTCCAACGGCCCCGGCGCGCCCCTTAATTTTTCGCTTAATTTTTCGCTTTACTTTTCGGAAAAGGTTTTTTATAATTGGACCCATACTTGTATGACTGATTGATTGTGAGTAGTGCGCTCCCTCCCAGTATGGGGAACTGGGGGAGGGCGGGGGAAGAAGGACTCCGTGGGAAAGGCTCAAAGTGAAATTAGAATGCGGTAGATCGTTTTTCAATTTGCGCTTTCACGAGCGCCCTCCGTTGGGGCGGGGTGACCCTCCCCAGGGTGAACTTCAAGCAGGTCCCTTTTCACTTTGGCCTTCCTGCAAAAAGCCAACCCCACCCCAGCGGAGGGCGCTTTTTTATTTCCATCAACCCTTAACCAACAAGGATGGGACGAGATGAATGAAACGCTAAAAATTGACTGGGACATTCTTAATAGTAAGAGACTATCTTCCACAGACAAACTTCTTTTGGCTTTTCTCCGAGCAATAAATTTCAAACATAAAAAAATCCGAGCCACAAATCACGAACTGGCCGCATTACTAAACGTCTCACATATAACCATCAGCACCTCGCTCCGGCTCTTGGCGGGTTGGGGCTGGGTAAAACTACTTTATGAAAATCAAAGTAGAAGGATAATCATTATAAACCCAACACCACAGGGATAAAAGTAGGAGACAATCTATGGCCAAACAAGTAAGACGCGAGCGCACCGCGCTCTCACTCGAAACCTTCGACAAGATCCCCCACTCCATCTGGCCAAAACTCGAAGCCATCGGAATCACCGACGCCGGTGGTTACCGGCTGCTGGACATGATCACCTTCTCCGACGCCAACAACAGGGGCAACGGCTGCATCATTCGCAATGTGGCCTTCCTAGAAATACTCGGTATATCGGAGGGCCGCCTCAAGCGTCTGATGCGAGCCCTGGAAGAAGCCGGGTTCATCCGGCGCGAAATAGTGAAGGCGCTGGTCTTCCAGAACAACAAGCGTGTGATCCACCCCTCCGACGAGGTGCGTGGCGCGTGGATCGCCAAGTATGAAAAGGCAGGGATGACCGCCCTGGTGGATCACTACACCCGGCTCACCAAAGAGGAAGTGGCCTTCAACGGCGACGCAGAGGCTGATGAAAGTGATGATGAGGATGGCGGGGGGTCAAATATAAAACCACGTGGGGTTAAAAACGGCCCCACGGGGGGTCGAAACCGACCTATATTATATAATAAGAATAATAGAGAAGAGTCTTTTTCAGTTTCTAAAGAAACTGAAAAAGGCGGCGCAAATGATGCGCCGCAGTCAGCTGCTATTTCAATAGAGGAATTTCTCCCTAATCAAGGAAATGAAAATCCTGCTAAAAAGAACCATGACCCCGCGGCCATGAAGGCCGCCCTGCGCGAACAACTACCCGCCCCCGACAACTCATCTGACGAGCTCACCTGGGAGGACGCCAGCGAAGAGGCGCGCACCATGCTGGAATTCTGGAACGCCGCTGGCTGTGGCACACAACACAAGTCCGACGGACCGGGTGCCCGCAAAGCGCTGCACGTACTGGACTGCGTCATCCTGCCGCAGGGCTACAGCATCAGCAAGCTGGTGGACGCGGCGGAGCACTTCGCCCTGGTGGCTAAGGACGGCACTCAGCACATCAGCCTGTCGGACTTCCTCGTGGTGTCGGAGTTCAGGAAGCGCGCCGCGCGCAACCGGAAAGCCCCCGCCCCGCGCCCGACGTTCCTGGAGTTCTACAGCGACAATGGGGACGGCGCGGCCATTATCGGCGAGGAAGAGTTCCGCCTGTACAAGAGCCTGAAGAAGGCGTATATAGGATGGACGCTGGGCGTGGAACAAAGTGAGAGCCCGCTGAGCCTCAAGGAGGGGCGCCAACTTCTACAAGCCGCCGTCAAGCTCAAAGCCTGCATGGCGAAGGGCTGGCTCGACCCGTACTTCGTAGGGAGCAAACCCACTCACATCGACTACATCAACATCCTGTTCCAGGGGCTCAAGCGTAAGTGGAAGAACGACTACACCACCGGGCATGTGGCCAGCGACAAGATATGGGACAAGTGGATGCCCAGATTCATACAGGAGTCGCGCGGAATCTCAGTGATCAAAATGAGAGAGAGCATTGAACATGACGGCCAATAAGCAGACGCGGATCGTGAAGGTGGACGGCTCGCTGGAGCGCAGCATCCTGATCGGGATGATTACGAGCGCCGACTTCCTGAAGAAGGTGGCGCGCATCGTGCAGCCAGAGCTTTTCGCCGGTGCGGCTGCGGGCACGGTGGCCCGGTGGGTGCTGGGGTACCACGAGCAATATCGTGAGGCGCCGCTCCGCGCCGTGCAGGGCCTGTTTGAGGAGGGCAGGGGCGAGCTCGCAGAGGGCGACGCCGAGTGGGTGGCCGAGCTGCTGAGCAGCGTGAGCAAGCAGTACGAGGCGGAGGGCGCCCCGCAGGCGGGCAACGAGGCCTATCTATTGGACCGCGCGGCGGCGCACTTCAAGAAGCGGGCGCTCCAGGTGGGGGCCACCAAGGCGCTGAAGCTGCTGGAGGTGGGCCGGGTGGACGAGGCCGAGCTGCTCTACGCCGCCGCCCTGCGCTCCCCCGTGGTGATGGAGGACCTGGGGGTGGACCCCTTCGACCCGGCCACGGTGCTGCGCCTGCGCGAGAGCGGGATGCGCTTCGGCATGAGCCTGGGGATCGGGCCGCTCGACGCGATGGCCGGGCCGCAGCTGAGCGAGTGGCTCGTGATGGTGATGGGGCCGATGAAGCGCGGCAAGACCCAGTTCCTCACCCACTGCGCCCTGCGCGCCAAGGTGTTGGGGCTCAACGTGGTCTACATCAGCCTGGAGAGCGGCTATGGCGACATGGTCAATCGTGTCCTCATGGCCGCCGGGAGCATGGTGAGCAGCGGGAGCGGGCGCGTGCGCTTCCCGGAGTACGGGGAAAATGAGAGAATCCGGTACGTCGAGGAGCAGCGCCCCAACGTGAACGACACCGGCTCCGTCATGGAGATGCTCTATCGCTTCGGGCGCGGGGCGCGGGGGCAGGCCGTGATGAAGAGCTTCCCCAGCTACACGGCGGGGCTGGCGGAGATACGGCGCTACCTGGACGCGCTGGAGGCGCTGCAGGGCTTCACGCCCCACGTCGTCTGCGTGGACTACCTGGGCGCCATGCGCCCGCCGAAGGGCTTCACGGGCCGCGACATCTACGACGTCAACGCCAAGGGACTCAAGAGCCTGAGCGAGGAGCGCAAGTGCATCGTGTTTAGCGCCCACCAGGGCAATCGCAAGACCCTGGAGGCGATGAATATGAGCCCGACGGACGTGCCGGAGGACGTGCGCATCCTCGGCCACGTGGACGTGCTCTACGGCCTCAACCAGACCCGGGAGGAGAAGGAGCAGGGTGTGATAAGGATGAACGTGCTGATGCACCGCTTCCGGCGCTTCAACCACTACAGGCAGGTGAGGATACTCCAGCAGCCCGAGGCGGGGCAGTTCTGCCTGGACGCCGTGCCGTGTGATGCGCCGATGCCCGGAGACTTCGACAAGCCCCTGGGAGATGAAAAGGAGGAAAGGGAAGAATGATAAAAAATAATATATTAAGCAATAGGCCAACCAGCATTATCAGTTATCTCAGGAAGAAATTTCCAGCTGAGGGGTGGAAGGCTGTGCGAGCTGGATTTGATTGGACCTATGAGAACACCGCCGGTGAGAAGGCCTGGTGGTGCTCGGCACTCGCCCCCAGATACGACGGGGACGACTCATTCGTTTCCCAATTCCATATCTACAGAAAGATAGGGGCGATTCGAATTTATTTCGATTGATAAGAGGAAAGGACAATGGAACCGATCACCTTTGATGACGCGACTGATGAGAAGGACGAGATGAGACTGATGCTGGGGGACCGGATGGCGCGGTGCCCGACCTTCGATGACACGTTCCACCCGCTCTACGCCTGCTACAAGCACAGCCACGGGGAGTTCAAGCTCTCCCAGGCGCGCGACGCGCTGGCGGAGCACTGCGTGGGGTGCACTAAGTGGGCGAAGCACGTGGAGGGCCTGGACAACGGAGACCTCCCCCAGAAGATTACGGTGGAGGAAAAGGAGGTGAATCCCGCATGGCGGAAGATCGAGTTGTGATCAGCTGGGAGAGCCCGGTGTGGGCGCACATCGACAGGCCCGACCTCATCGACGGCTACCTGCGCTACGCTTACGAGTGGTGGCAGCAGGGCCAGTACCGCAAGGAGCGCCGCGAGGCGCGGGCGCGCCTGGTGGATAAGAAGGGCTACTTCCTCGCGGGGTTCCTGCCCAGGGTGCGGCGCTATCTGGGGCAGCGCGGGATCGAGGTGGTGCTGAAAGGACCGGACTTCGTCGTGCCCGCCACGGCGCTGACGGGGCTGGCGGGGATCACCTACCGCGAGGACCAGAAGCGGGCGCTGCAAGACATCCTGATGGCGGGCCGGGGCGTGCACCAGGCCCCGACGGGCAGCGGAAAGACGCTACTCATCGCCGGGCTGGTGGCGAGCGTGGGGGCGCGCTCCCTGGTCATCGTGCACACGACGGCGCTGCTCACGCAGACGGTCGCCGAACTCTCCCGCTGGAACAAGGCGGTGGGCAGTGTGGGGGCCGGGGAGTGGCAGCTGGAGCCGGTGACGGTGGCCATGCGGCAGACCCTGGCCGCCAGAATAAAAGACGGTACGCTCGACGGGGACTTCTCCGACCGCTGGGGCCTGGTGATCGTGGACGAGGCGCACCACGTGAACGCCCTCGGGGGCGACTACGCGGGGATACTCGGCAGGGTCGGCGCGCCGCTGCGCGTGGGCTTCACGGCCACCCTGCCCAAGACCGAGGAGGGTCTCATGGCAATGGAGGGGTTGCTGGGGCCGCCGGTGGGCAGGACCAGCTACGAGGAGCTGGAGAAGATTGACGTGCTCGCGAAGCCCCGCATCAGGTTCTATCGCGTGCCGGAGAACCCGAAACTGAGGGAGACGCGCGGGAGCTACGCCCAGGTGTACGACGTGGTGGTGGTGAAGAACCGGCGGCGTAACATGCTCATCGTCGAGAAGGCGGCGGAACAGATCGAGGCCGGGAGGAGCGTCCTGATCCTCGTGGAGCGCATCGAGCACGGCGAGCGCCTCATGGAACTGCTGGACGCGAAGGCCCCCGGCGCGTTCACCTTCCTCCAGGGCAGCACGGAGGAGGGGGTGCGCGACGGCGAGAAGCGCGCCTTCGAACTGAAAAAGCGCATGGGCGTGGTGGCCACCCGCGTCTGGAGCGAGGGCGTCAACATAAGGAGCGTGGACGTGATCGTAAACGCCGTGGGCGGGGAGAGCGAGATCGCCACGATCCAGCGCGCTGGCCGCGGGATGAGGGCGACGGACACCAAGAAGGAAGTTCTGATCTTGGACTTCCTGGACCGGAACCACCGCTGGATGGCGGACCATAGCATGAGCCGGATCTGCACATATTCCGAGAACGGGTGGATGTGATGGAGAAATACAAATACATGATTCGTTATCATCAGAATTTTAAATTTGAGGTACTCGGTATTGATTATGGTGGACTGGGCACTGTCTTGGCTGAGAATGAGGATTATATCGCCGTAAAATTTCCAGCTGGAAGACATTGGAGCGGCATTGGCACTACAAGTTACCACCATCCGAAGGTAATAATATTTGAAAAAGTAGGCAACAAGAAATTATTATTTATCGGGTGGGTAAATGATTACAGGGGTATTATTCAATGGGATGTAGTGAAAGGCAAATATGCGTGACCTCGAAGGGCTGAAGCGTGGCTTCGATGTGCGCGCCTGGCTGGACGACGTGGGTGTGACCTATGCCACAGGCGGGGCCAACACAACGCAAGGCTGGTTGAATATAACCTGCCCTTTTTGTCCTGATCACTCCAACCACTTGGGGATCAACCTGAAGCGCAAGAACTTCCACTGCTGGCTGTGCGGGGAGAACGGGGACGCCCTGAAGCTGGTGCGCAACATGGAGGGGCTGCCCTTTGCCCTAGCAGTGGAGTGGCTGGAGAAGTTCCAGAGCATCAGCGCAGAGAAGGAGAATGAGCCAGCGTTGCGAGAGTACAGGAACCTGCTCCCGAACCGAGCCGTAGCGCTTGATGGTGTCCTGCCCGCGCCCGTTGTGCGCTACCTGGCTCGCAGGAAATTCGACAAGAGCACTGTGACGGAGTACGGGCTGATGTGGTGCGGGGCCGATGGAGAGTATCCCCTACGGCTAATTATACCCGTGCGGGTCGGGGGCCGGGTGGTCACGTGGCAGGCGGCGGACGTGACCGGCATGGCCAAAGCCAAATATGTGAGCTGCCCCAACGAGCGCTCCCTGTTGAACATAAAGGACGTGGTGTATGGAATTGATGATGTGGCTGTCGCCCCGCTTGTGGTGGTGGTGGAAGGGGTAACTGACCGCTGGCGGGTGGGGCGGCACAGAAGCGTGGCTCTATTCGGAAAGGAAGCCAGCGGGGCGCAGCTGCTGATGCTGCACCGTGGGATCAGGCGAGACGCGCGGGTGGTGGTGATGCTTGATGCCGACGCCCACGAGTACGGGGTGAAGCTGGGCGAGCAGCTCGCGGGGCTGCGGGCCGTGAATGGAGTGGTTCTGCTGGCTGAGAGCGATCCAGACGGAATTACAACGATGGAAATGGAAGCTGTTTTGAAGGAGGTGATAGAAAGATGAAGCTCGATGAATTTGTTAATGAGCGGCGGCGGTTGGTATTGATTGAAGAAGGAAAAGATCCTGACACTCCTTGGGAGAACTACAGGCATAGTGAGGAATGTAGGATGCTGATGGAAAATAAATTGAATAGGAAACTCACCTCCAAGGAAGTGGTCCACCACAAGGATGGGAACCCTAGCAACAACGATGTGGACAATCTTGAAGTGCTTACTCGTCGTGAGCACTGGGACAAACATCTCATGGTAGTGCGCTTTGGTAAGAGGACCGCAGTAATGCCACGAATTATTCCAATGACTACGACGAAACATGAGGAGGTGAGCGAACAGTGCGATTGAAATTCAGTAAGAAGATGAAGTGGGACCTGGAGCAGTTGGTAACCGCCAAGCGTGCCGCAGAAATTATCGGAGTTACCGAGGCGCGAATCCGCCAACTCATAGCGGCGGGCAGCCTCCCCTCAATCCGTCTGACCACGCTGGTGGACCCGGAGGATCTAAAACAATTCGCTGAACCCCCACGCCGCGGCGGGAAGCCCCGAAAAGGTAAATGCTAACCTATTGATTTTATTAGGAAATAAAAAATAATCACTTTTTTATTCTCAGCAAAAACGCTCTATGTGTTTAATTTCATTAGCTTTTCTTGAAACACCCTTTTCTATTTGCTTCATAAAAATAGCCTCCATAACTCCTTGTAATTATTATGATTTTAGGCCGAAAACCCCGCCTCTCTATTTACTTCTTATAAATAGGGGTTTATAATAGAGTCATAATTAAATAAGGTAAGGTTTAGAAAGGGAGGTGAAAACAGGGGGCAGAAAAAAAGGGATGGGCGAGACCCCGAAGAAACCAAGCCCACCCCGACCACCGCGAGCGGCGGATAACCCGCTCCCGGAGCCGCAAGAGGGACGAACAAAAAACCAGCCGGAAAAATAGTAGCACATTTCCAGCAGGT